AAAAAGAAATAAAAGTAAATAAAGAAGAGATGGCAGTTGCAGCAGAAGCAGCACCATGTTTACTCCGGATTCTTTTGAGATGATCTGTGTAAATACCCTGATCCATTCCTGTCTGGAAGGATTCCCAGGATCCAGAGTTCCGGTAACGGATGAAGAAAAATCCCAGTGGTGTGTCCACATTGAAAGGATGCTCCGTATTGACCATAGGACACCAGAACAGATCCGTGCAGCATTAGAGTATGCAGTTACCAACCAGTTCTGGAAAGCGAATATCCGGAGTACCAAGAAGTTTCGGGAAAAGTTTGAAACTCTTTATATGCAGTCGCAGTCAGGAAGGACAGCGGCAAGATCAGTTGATGATAAGGCAGAACGGCTCAGGAGGTGGGCGGAGAATGGATAAAAGGGAGTTTGCAACACTGGCAGCTACTATGGAAGAGTATTATGGCAGGAACCAGATCACAAAGAGCGCGGCATCTATGGATATCTGGTATGAACTGATCGGGGATATTCCCTATGAGCAGTGCAAGAACGCAGTAAGGCAGTTGATGGCTACGAGTAATTTCTTCCCTTCGGCAGCTGAGATCCGCAGGCTTTGTACCCAGATGGAGTATCCGGAAGTCTTAAGTACAGATGATGCCTGGGGAATGGTTTTGAAAGCAGTAAGGGCTTATGGGTACATGCAGGAAACAGCAGCCCTGGAAAGCCTGCCGGAACCATGCAGGACAGTGGTAAAGAACATTGGATGGCAGAATATCTGCAGAAGTGAAAACATCATGGCAGAGCGTGCGTTCTTCCGTGACTCATATGGTCCTAAGATCCAGGAGATGAAGCGAGTAGAAGCGCTTCCGCCTGGGATCCGGCAGGAGAACAGACAGAGATTAGATGATAAGATCAGGATGGCAGCGGACAGGCTGCAGTTAGGTGGCGGTACAGATGGAGAAGAGGGAAGAAATGCAGGCGGCAGAACTGGCAAGGCATAGAGTGGACTATGGAGCCGGCGGGTATTATGCAAAGATCATGGACAAGGAGCAGATCATAGCCAGGAGAGCCTATATGAGGAGCATCTTACGTGTGAGCTTCTTCTGGTGCACGATGAGTAACGCACAGTTGGATAATATGAGGCTGTGCAAGGCAGGAGATGACTTTATCGTGGAAGATACGGATAACCGGGAGTTTATCCTGCGGATCGACCGCAGATAGAAAGGGGGAAAGGAAAATGGAAGAGAATGTAACAGTCCCGGAAACTCCGGAAGTGGTAAAACATACAGACGCGGAGTGGTACCGGGATGTATCCCTGGAAGATGCAGAGGTATTTATCCGGTCCAACCTGCAGTCAGCCGTACGCAGTGTGATCGCAACGGGATTTTACCTGAAGCATATCAGGGACAATGAACTGTACCTGGAAGCAGGATATAAGAACATCAATGAGTATGCCATGGACAGGTTTGGTCTCAGTGCCTCTGCCACATCCAGATACATTACCAGGAACACAAGGTTTTCCAGGGGCGGTAACAGTCCGCTCATAGATGATAGGTTTAAGGACTTCAGCAAGAGTCAGCTTCAGGAGATGCTTGGCATGAGTGATGAGCAGCTGGAGCAGATCACACCGGATATGACCGTCCGGGAAATCCGGAGCATGGCAAGACCGAAGGAAATACCTTACATAGAGATACCAGGGCAGACAGAGTTAAAAGATATACCTGGTGTTATGCCGGAAGAGAGGACGGAAAGCTTTGAAACATCAACTGCGGATCTGTTTGGTATGGAAGAGGATGAGCCCAAAGCTGTTGAAAGTGTGGCTCAGCCGGCAGTAGGTAAGCCGATCAGTCAGGAAATATCGATTACGGAGCTGGTGGAAGAGGAAGATGCGGAGATTGCGACATCGCAAATACTTCCGGAAGAAATTGCTACCAGTGAGCAACCAGAGAAGCATTACCCGGAAAACCTTGCAGAATGGGTTGAATATGAAGAGAAAATCGATGAAAGCTATAATTTCGGAGATCTTCCGGCTGCAAAAGAAGCTTTACTGAAACGTTTAGCAATGTTGCTTGTAAAACGAAGATTTACATATTTGTTTGGTGATGCTGAACGCATATCAGTAGAAAATGTAAGACGAAATCTGATAGAAGTTCAGAAAACGGAGGCTCTGGATCTTGGAGAAGAAATAGAGGCAGCAGCTTGCGCAGGCTCATTGAGTTTTATCGAGATACAGAAGATCTTGGTATATGCACTTATGAGCGGTTTACAACTCAGGTTAAGAAATGCATGGATAAAGAGATTGAAAAGAGAATTGCCAGTGCAGATGATGCTGACAAGGATTGGGAAAAGGCAGAGGAGAACAGCTTGCAGCCTATAGAGTATGACCTTCCAACCCTGAAAAACATGATCCAAAGCGATGAGGAAGCATTGGAGCAGATGCGGATATTGGATCCGAGATCAGCCATACACATATGCCAAGTATTTTATGCGCATCCAGGCGCTTAAGTTACTAATGCAGACGCATGAACAGCAGGAGAGTTTATAGAAAAGGGAAAGCTAATGGATAAGATTGTAAAAACATTATATGCATGGATAATGCTTGCTTTAATTTGGATGGGACTAGAATTGTTGCTATATGGCGAGGTTCAGCATAGAACAGTGGACGATATTATGTGGTTTCTGTTTTTACCGTTCATTTATATGGCGGTAAATTAAGATTTGGAGGATAAAATGACACAAGAAGAAAAATATAAACTGGCATTATTTGCGGTAATTCGTAATAGTTCAGTAATGCCGCAGGGCATCAAACTCGGAAAAACTATGCACGAAATAAACACAATGACCATTGCAGTAATGGCAAATATTATGGAGTCATGTGATTTTGAAAAGTTGAAAGCAGCATATGAAGCTGGGAAAAACTGGAATTGAGAGAGGCCAGCCATGTGGAAACGAATAAACCCAATGTGGAGTATGTGATAGCCACCATGCGTAAGAAGGGAGAGGATACAATGGGATTAGTAAAGTCAGACGCCCAGAGAAAAGCCAACCAGTTGTTAAGGCATAGTGCCATAGCTGCAGCTGACAAGGATATGATCACTGGGCCGAAGCCTACAACCTGGTCAGCAAGGATGCCGGCCTATGTGGGGACAAGCCTCTGCCGGATCCGAAACTACGAGGAGGTGATACCATTGGCGAAGATAAAGATAACCAGGAAACTTCTGAGCAGTTACCGGAAGCTTAAGAAAGAGATCGTAGTCCTGGAATTGGAACTGGTAGAAATGATGGAAGGGGATAACGGGATCGGCATCAGTGTTGTTATGGACTACCGCAAAGGCTATCCACAACCGAAAGCGGTTCCTGGTTTTGACTGGAAGCTGCATGATCGCCGTCAGAGGATCCTGGATAACAAGAAAGCAAGGTGCAAGGCCGTAGAAGACTGGATAAGATCCATAGAAGATGGTCAGGCACGGTATGTGTTTCGGATGTTCTACATAGAGGGAATGACGTGGGATAGGATCGCTGCAAAGATTGGATATAGCAACAGTCCGGACTATCCAAGGCTCTATATAAGAGATAAGTACTTAAAAGAGCATAATATTTTGTAAAAATATCGTTTATATCGCTTGTATCGTAATACAATAGAGTGGAAGCCAAAGGCATACAGCCAACGGCTTACGTCAAACCCCACTAGGCAGCAGGTGAAAGCTTGTTGCCTCCCCCTTGGAACGTAGCTCAGTTGGTAAGAGCAGCTGGCTTTTAACCAGTGTGTCGAAGGTTCGAGTCCTTCCGTTCCGATGATTTTAGTTGCTATCAGTATTTCCTTCTCCTTTTTGAAAGCGCCTGTCGTGAGATAGGTGCTTTTCTTTTGTCGAATTTGAGGTATGATAAAAGAAAAGAGGGGGTAAAGTATGAGGTTATTAGAGAGACGAAAAGATGAAACGAAGATAACAGATTACAAAGTACGAGCCATCGGTGCCTATGAAGAGGCACTTCAATATTTGGATGCCGCAGAAAAAATGGATTCAAAACGCTGTGAATTACATTTGCTTAGTCCGACGATTACGATGGGTGTGTTTGCGTGTGAGTTGTTTAGCAAGTCAATTGCATATGCGTGTAGCCAGCAAAGTGAAATACGTGGGCATAAATTAAAAACCGATATTTATAAGATGTTTTCGGAAGAAACGAGAAATAATCTTAAAAATAGTGTATATGATAAACAGCATTTCGAAGAATATGTGTCCGACATAGAAGAGCTGTTTGAAGTTTGGAGATACAATTTTGAATATGAGAAGAAGACATCTCATTATTCGTTCGTACTTGAGTATGCAAGAGCGTTAAAGACAGAATGTGAGAGAATTTTACTAGAAAAAGAATTGTTACCAATTAATGCTTGACATTTTCGATGCAGAGGAGCCACCCAGCGTGGCTCCTTTTCTATACCCAAAAACAAACACGAATGAGAGGTGGTGGTGCATGGCCAGAGCGCCAGATGCCAGAATGGAACAGGCCAGAGATCTGTTCCTGGAAGGTAAGAAGCTGATTGAAATTTCAGATCTTCTGAAAATCCCGGAGGGGACGATCCGAAGCTGGAAGAATAGATATGACTGGGATAATGCAACGTTGCAAAAGAAGAAACGCAACGTTGCGAAAAAGAAAGGCGGCCAGCCGGGAAATAAGAATGCTGCCGGAAACAAGGGCGGTGCTGCTCCAGAAAAAAATAAGAATGCAGTTACTACGGGAGAGTTTGAGACTCTCCTTTTTGATTGCCTGGATCCGGAGGAACAACGCCTGGCGCAGGCAGTACCTGCAGACAAGCAGACACTTCTCATGCAGGAGATACAGCTGCTGACAGTTAGAGAGCGCCGGATGCTTAAGCGGATCGAGCTGTTGCGTAACGCAGCAGATGAAGAGAATAAGCTTGCTGCCGGTGAGACTGGCATGACTGCAGTAGGCCACAAGAAAGGTCTTGAAAAGGACAAGGAGACGGACCTTTTTGAATATCGTGGGAAGCTGGGGCAGATCCAGAACATTGAGGATGCGCTGACCCGTGTACAGGCCAGAAAGCAGGCCGCCATTGATGCGCTACACAGGTATGGTGTGGATGATGCCAGATTAGAGCTTGAAACCATGAAGGTTGATCTGGCTGCATTGAAGCTTGGCGCCCAGGAGCAGGAAGTTGAAAATGATGGTTTTCTGGAAGCTTTGAATACCGAAGCACAGGGGCTGTGGGAGGATGCGGATGAAGATTAAGGAACGCATCGCTGGGATGAAGGCAAAGCTACAGGCTATGAAGCAACAGCGTGGAGTTTTAACGAAGGTCCAGGTATTTAAGTTTCAGCCGTTTTCCCGCAGACAGAAGCAGGTACTTACTTGGTGGTTGCCGAACAGTCCTGTAAAAGATTATGACGGTATCATAGCCGATGGAGCAATCAGATCAGGCAAGACAGTTTGTATGTCTCTGTCTTTTGTGTTCTGGGCAATGGAGAAATTCAACGGTCAAAACTTTGCAATGTGTGGAAAGACGATAGGATCCTTCCGCAGGAACGTTCTTTTCTGGCTTAAGTTAATGCTCAGAAGCCGTGGCTACAAAGTTACGGATCACAGAGCAGATAACCTGGTAGAGATCACTCGTAATGGTGTCACGAATTACTTTTATATTTTCGGCGGTAAGGATGAACGCAGTCAGGACCTTATCCAGGGTATTACTCTGGCTGGTCTGTTTTGTGATGAGGTTGCGTTAATGCCAGAGAGTTTCGTGAACCAGGCAACGGGCCGCTGTTCTGTAGAAGGTTCCAAGTACTGGTTTAACTGCAACCCGGACGGACCATATCACTGGTTCAAGGTCAACTGGATCGATAAGGCCATTGGATACCTGGGCAAGAAAAAGGTTACCAAGTTGCAGGAAGAGTCCAAAGCAAAAGGCGTGGAGCTGAATTTAAAAAAGCTCCTGTATCTGCATTTTACCATGGATGATAATCTGAGTCTGTCAGAAGCAATCAAGGCTAGATACCGGAGCATGTACCATGGTGTGTTTTTCAAGCGATACATTGAAGGGCTCTGGGCAATGGCAGAAGGTATCATCTACGATATGTTCAACCAGGACAAAAACGTAGTAGATGCAGAGGCGATTGCGACAGAGTATCGTCAAAGAACAGGTCATGAATTCTGGATTGGTGATAAGTATGTCAGCTGTGACTATGGTACCCAAAACCCTACGGCCTTTTTGCTGTGGAGTAAAGGTGCTGATGGTAAGTGGTATTGTCGCAGAGAGTATTATTATTCCGGCAGAGATAAAGGTCAGCAAAAAACGGATAAAGAGTTTTCCGATGACCTGACGGCTTGGCTGGCTGGAGAAAAAATCCGGTCAGTGATCCTGGATCCGGCTGCAGCATCTTTTAAAGCTCAGTTGGAAAAGGATGGATATAAAGTAAAAAAAGCAAAAAACGATGTTTTAGATGGGATCCGGTTTGTGGCAACGCTGCTGCTGTCGGGTTCTATTTTTATAGATCAGTCATGTGAGAACCTGATCAAAGAATTTGCTTCCTACATTTGGGATGCAAAGGCGGGAGAACGCGGAGAGGACAAGCCCGTGAAAGAGCATGATCACGCACAGGATGCCCTACGCTATTTTTGCTATACGATCATCCGCAGAGTAAACGGAATTAAGATTTTGAAGTGAGGTGATGAAAATGGATATTGAAGTGATAAAGAAACTGATCCGGAAGTATCAGCCAGGTCATACTTCTTTTGTAGCGAGGGCAGCTAAGACCAGAGCATATTACAAGAATGAAACAGATATCATGTTTCCACCGTTAGAAGAAGAACGGGAAAAGAAAGAAAAACCGCTGAGGAATGCGGATAACCGGATACCGTTTAACTTTCATGGCTTGTTGGTTAATCAGAAGGCTTCCTACATGTTCACAGCGCCTCCGCTTTTTGATCTGGGAAATAAGAACGCTAACAAGGCGTTGGTAAAATTCCTTGGGGATAAATATCCTAAAATATGCAAGGACCTGTGTATTGAGGCATCAAACTGTACGGTCGGCTGGCTGCATATGTGGCATGATGAGAAAGGAACATGGAAGTATGCGGCAGTTCCTGCAGAGCAAGTGATCCCAGTGTGGTCCGATAATTTAGAAAAGGAACTTCTGGGAGTGTTCCGGACTTATCCGAATATTGACGAAGAAACCGGTGATACCTATATCATTTATGAATACTGGAATGAGACAGAGTGTGCAGCCTACTGGTTAAAAGCAGGAGATGAACTAGATCAGCTGTTGCCGTATCAGATGTTCTTTGTAGATCAGGCATTATGCGATTATTCAGAAAGCTACATGCACGGAGTTGGTGAAGTTCCGTTCTTTCCATTCTTCAATAACAATATCGATACAGATGATCTGAAGAACATTAAGCCGCTGATCGATACCTACTGCAAGGTATTCAGTGGCTTTGTAAATGACCTGGAAGATATCCAGGAAGTGATCTTCGTATTGACCAATTATGGTGGCGCAGATCTTGGACAGTTCCTTCGGGACCTGAAAGACTATAAGGCCATTCAGATTGAAAGTGATGGAGACGGTGATCATTCTGGTGTGTCTACATTGACCATCGAGTTGCCCGTGGATGCCAGGGAAAAGCTTCTGGAGATCACCAGGAAGTGTATCTTTGAACAGGGAATGGGTATTGATCCGGATCCGCAGAATTTTGGAAACAGTTCCGGTGTTGCGCTGCAGTTTTTATATTCCCTTCTGGAGCAGAAGGCGGGACTGCAGGAGACAGAGTTTAAACTGAGCTTTGGCCGGTTTATACGATGCATCTGCCGGTTAAATAATATTCAGATTAAGGATGATACCATTGTACAGACCTGGACCAGGACAAGCGTAAAAAATGACCAGGAATTATCCCAGATCGCATCCCAGAGTAAAGGTGTTGTTTCCGATGAGACGATCGTAGCACATCATCCTTGGGTGGAAGATCCGGAAAAGGAAATGGAACTGTTAAAGGCACAGGAAGAAAACAGCATGGGAGAATTGTCAGATATGTTTCCAAAAGCAGGAGACGGTCAGAACCTGATCAGGGCGGTGATGAGTGATGTCTTACTGGAAAAGGCGTCAGGAAGAAACGTACAGAGTTGGTGAAATGACGGTAAACCAGTATTTTACCAAGCTGGAAAAGGCATTTAATCAGGCAAAAAGAGATCTTCAAAAGACCGTTGAAAGCTTTTATTGGCGCTATGCAGAGGAAAATAGTCTGACCTACGCAGAAGCAGAAAAGGCTTGATAAAGCGGAAATAGGGGAACTTCAGGAGTTTATCGATTTGGCAATGGCTAATATTGGTAAATACAACCAGGAAGTCAATAATATGTCCATTAAGGCCAGAATGACACGTTACCAGGCTTTGGAAGCACAGGTAGATGCGATCCTGCGGCAGCTGTATGCCGTTGATTATCAGGCTGAGTCCGAAAAGATGATGGGTGATGTGTATGAGAATACATATTACCGCACCTGGTACGATATTGATCGATACCGTGGTTTTCATTCCCAGTTTGCCCAGATTGAGCCCCGAATGATAGAAAATCTGTTGAAATACCCATTTAATGGTGCAAACTTTTCAGATCGGCTTTGGAAGCAGAAGGATCATCTGCAGGGACAGATCATGGAAGCCCTGACTACTATGATGATCCAAGGCACACCTCCTCAGAACCTGGCAAAGGACTTTGCAAAGAAGATGCAGACTAAAAAGTTCGATGCTTATAGACTCCTGCATACAGAAGGTTCGTATGTGATGAGCGAGGCCACACACGCTGGATACAAAGAGGATGGTGTGGAGAAATACCAAATCCTGGTTACATTGGACAGTAAAACCTGCGGAATATGTGGAAAACTGGACGGAAAGATCTATCTGGTGGCAGAGGCAGTAACAGGAAAGAATATGCCGCCTTTTCATCCGTTTTGCAGATGTACGGATGTCCCATATTATCCAGATACTCCAACAGATGGTAAGTGGGTCGCAAGGGACGCAGAAGGCAACAGCATTGAAGTACCAGAAAGTATGACCTATGCAGAGTGGAAGAAAAAGTTCCAGGGTAAAGAAGAAACAACACAGGAAGGATTGCAATCATCTTCTATAAATGGTAATATCGTAGATATAAAGTTCAAGTCGCAAAAGAGCAGCGCGGAAGTACGTGAAGACAAGAAAACGGTTATTGAAGCGTATGCCACATTGCCACCAAAGGTGCAGCGTATTATGGCAGATATAACGGTTGATCTTGGAAATCCTGGAAGCGCCTGTGATTATGAAAATGGTATTATTTATGCAGCATCAAATGCGGAAAAGGAAGATATCTGTCACGAATTTGGACATTTGGTTGAATATCGAATGATGCATCCGGCGGATGTTGAGGCGTATAAACAGTATTTGGTAGAAGGACTCACAGATGCAGATATAACTCAGGAAGTATATTATAATACAGCGGGGCAACCGAAAAGAATATTCATTGTTCATGGTGATCGTTTTGTGAGTGAATACCAAGGACGTATATATATAAGTTCACTTTCGGAAGCAATCAATGCAGATGGAAGTATAAAGACGGAACGGTTGTTTGAGACTATTTCAGAACCTTTTAGACTGTATCAAAAGAAGCAGTTAAATGGACATAAAGAAATCTATGATTTTATTGAGAGGGTTGTAAAATGAGTTTGAAAGAGGAACTTCTGCAAATAAAAACATATGAAGAGTATGAACCTCAGAGAGAAAAATTCCGAAGTATTGTCAGAGATAAGGAAGTGTTGGAACATTTGAATATGCTGTACGGAAAAGGATATGTTGGTGGAGACATTGAACATGGTCTTATAGAAGAGGTTTATAAAACCCCACCAGGCCAAGGGAAGCAGCGTATTGGAAGGTAAGGAGAAGATAATCTCAAGGTTATTTATAAGATAACGAGGCTACGGATGGAGCTGTTGCAGTATTTAAAATTGGATGAAGAGCTAAAAGAACTTCGATTAAAATGGAAAGAGGCATACAGTACACCATTTCCACCATATAATTGGGACGAGTACGCAGGAATTGAAGATTATAAGAACCAAATTCGAGAAAAACTGAAATCAACCACCAGTCAGTAGGCCGGTGGTATTTTTGTACTCATTTTTAGGAAAGAGAGGTTAAGAAGATGAAAAAGAAAATTTTAGCATTTGGAGTGGCGTTATCGGTGATGCTTGGAATGGCAGGGTGCTCAACAGCACACACAGTAAACCACAACTTATCAAAGGATGCGAATGAATTTAATATTTATCGCAGAATTACAGTTACTAATGCAAGAACGGACACAGTTATGCTTCAGCCGAAGGCTATATGGCGCTGGGCAACAATAGTTCAAATGAGCTGGTAGTTACTATTAAAACCGGTGATGATCAGTATTATAAAGATTACATTTATCTGAATGACTGGACCTGTTATGTAATGGAGCAGACAGAGCCGAAAGGAACAGACAAATATCATTACGAGTTGACATTTTATCCGGAAAGAATACTCCCAGACGTTGAAATTAAATAAATTTGTTGCGACATCGCAACAGGAAGGAGCAGGGAATGGAATGTGTTTTTAAACGACAGTCCACAACAGCTAACGAAAAGATTACGATGGAGTTTGACGCAAAGGGTATAGAATATCTGGTGAAAAATTTTACAGATGATGATATTTATGTGGCGTTGGGCGAGGAGAATGACAAGGCAAAGTGCTTGTTGATTCCTGCTGAGTGCAGTCAGATCGTAACTGCATATCGTGGAGCATTTGTAGGCGTCAATCATGTTATAACGATTATCCCCGAATCCACCAGCAAGAAAGGAGTTGAGGTTCAGTGTCTCAAGTGGTAGGAGAAGATTTCATTACTGGCCTGGGATTTATCGGACTGGAGCCAAGACGCATCTACCGCATGCGGCGGGGACCAAAGGTCACGACAGTTATGGTGAAGGGCAATCCGGCAGTGTTGGAGCATAGTGTCAGAGGCAGATTTAAAGGATTGACGGTGTATGGCAAATCCACGCAGGTGACGACGACAGGGGCGCAGCTGTTTGAACCCATCAGTAATAAGTTAAACTTAAATGGAATCACGATCACTTTTGACGAAAACGGTGAAAAGATAGTGGTGTCAGGAACGTCAGAGCGATCACGAGAAATTCAAATCAGTAAGCCAATTCAAATGCAGGCTGGTGAAAAATATGTGTTGACTTTCGATGAAGTCCATTACTTTGAGAATGTATGGTTGCGAAGTAGTAATGGTGCCAGTTTTGGCTGGTTAGAAAAGAACACAAAAAATTGGGTTATAATAACTGTTCCAGATTCGATTGCCGAAAGAACTGATTGTGTAATGTATGCTTCTACTTTAGAGGGAAAAGCTTATAATTTCACGATAAATCATCTTATGCTTAATACAGGAAGTACCGCACTCCCGTGGGAACCGTACACCGGAGGAAAGCCGTCCCCATCACCGGATTACCCGCAGAAGATTCAGAGTGCTGGAGATGATGGTAGCATCGGCATAGAAGTACACGGAAAGAATATTTTTGGTGGAAGATATTACTATGCAAACTACGCAAACAGTATATTGATAATTAATGGAAATAAGAAGGAGGAGGAAGTTAAGCTGCCGTATGCTCCGAAATATGAAAGCTTTGGAGTTTGCAAGACGATAAAATGCAAGAAAGGAAAAACTTATGTTATCTCCGTGACAAATCCGAACAAAAACGCAACCATAGGTATGGCCGAATATGAAAACATAAAGAATGCGTCCGCATATACCAAAAATGTTGGATTTGCCAGAATGACAACTAAAACCAAACAACTATACACCGCAAAGAGTGATGGAATCCTTGTATGCGGAATTGCGGGCACATGGACTGACGGAAAAACAACTGTGCATGAATGCACAGAATCAGAGCTATTGCAAGTGGAAGAAGCATCGGAAGCGACATCTTACGAACCATACCACACCCCACAGACACTTACCCTATCCACACAAAACGGTCTACCGGGCGTTCCGGTAAACCGTGGCGGAAATTACATTGATTCATCTGGTCAACAATGGATATGCGATGAGGTCAATCTGGAGCGGGGCGTGTATGTGCAGAGGATATACACCGTTGATGTTGCTGAATTAGAATATTCTGCTGAGACAATTTTGCAAACAGTAAAAAGGATTTTTTACAAAATATCGGTGCCATCTACAGGAGTAACCAATAAAGGATATTGTACTCGCCTTACTTATTCGCCGAATTACTCAGCTGATAATCCGCATTTTTATATTAATGAGGAACGCATAGTTGTGTTTATACCGCTGGATACAACCATTAAACCAAAAGAGTATTTAGTCCAATATGTTCTTGCCACTCCCATCGAGACCCCACTATCAGATTCAGACATCGATGCTTATAAAGCTCTTCGTACCTATAATGGCACAACCGTGGTTGAAGCTCCGTCTGGAGCTGGGCTGAGCGTATCTTATGGATGTGATCTGTTAGCAGCAGAAAAAGAAGTAAATGACAAATATGCCGGCTTAATGGCAGAAATGGAGGACTTAAATGAAAACAGCAAGACTGTGTAAACTTTTAATTACGAACAACAGATATGAGTATGATGATATGTATGCGAAGCTGGATCTTTTTCTCATGCTTGGACGAATCACGGAAGATGAGTATGTGGAGTTGACGGGGATGCTGGTAAAGCCAGAGGAAGACGCAGAAGAAGAGAATGGAGAAACTATTGACGTGGATTCGACAGAAAAAGTGTGAGCATCTGTATTGGAAGCATTGGAGCCGGGCTTCCGGTTCTTATGGCGGTTATGTAAGACGGTGTACCAAATGTAATAAAATCAAGCAGTAAGCACGCAGGTAAAACCTGGGTGTTATTTTTATGCCCTGCCATAAGGCGTAAAACTGGGCGCTACTCTGCCGGGAGTATAACCGGACGATCCCAATACCGGAGAGCGGGAATAAAAATCTATGGAGGAAAACGTAATGGAATGGTTAAAAGCAATTTTAGAGAAGGCAGTAATCACAGACGGCAGATTGGATGTTGATGCAACCATGAAGACTATTAATGCTGAGTTCCCGAAGCATGCAGTACCAAAGCAGGACTACAATGACAAGGTGAAAGAGCTGAGCACGGCTAATGATACGATCAAGGACCTGAAGAAAAACAATGCAGATAACGCGGATCTGCAGCAGAAGGTCAAAGCTTATGAAACTGAGGTGTCAGGTCTTAAAACTGCTGCAGAGAATACCAGGAAGGAATATGCCTTAAAAGACAAGCTGAAAGAGGCTGGTGCTACAGATGTAGATTACATCATCTACAAGCATGGCGGTCTGGATAAGTTTGTCTTTGACAAAGACGGGGCTCCCGTTGGTCTGGACGATGTATTAAAGCCTATGAGAGAAGCTTCCCCGCATCTTTTTAAGAGTGCTGGAGGAGCAGGCGGATATAATCCGGCTGGTGGCAGTAATCCTCCTGGAAACAATCCATTCGCAAAAGAAACTTATAATCTGACGGAGCAGGGACGCCTGTTCAAGCAGAACCCGGAGCAGGCCAGACAGCTGGCAGCTGCAGCCGGAGTAAAGATCTAAGAAAGAGAGGAATTTTAAATGGCAGGAACAACTTTACAGGACGTAATCGTCCCGGAACTTTTTAACCCATATGTGATCAATCGCACAATGGAGTTATCCGCACTTGTACAGAGCGGAATTATCGTAAACAATACTGAATTTGATGCCCTGGCTTCCCAGGCTTCTCCAATGGTCAATATGCCATTCTTTGAAGACCTGACCGGAGAGTCTGAGCAGGTCATTGAGGGAACAGATCTTAATGACAACAAGATCACATCCAATAAGGACGTAGCAGTGATCATTCGTCGTGCTAAGATGTGGTCTGCAACCGATCTGTCTGCAGCACTGGCAGGAACCGATCCAATGATGGCGATTGCATCCCTGGTTGCCAGATTTTGGGAACGTGATATGCAGAAAGAACTAATCGCTATCCTTAAAGGTGTATTTGGTACTGTACCGGCAGGAAGCAGCGGTGATCCGGCAGCTGAGACAAGACTGGAGACCAACATTCTGGATATTTCCGGATTAAGTGGAGCAAAAGCTAACTGGTCTGGTTCCGCTTTCATTGATGCAGAACAGAAACTGGGAGATGCGAAAGCACAGTTAACTGGTGTCTGCATGCACTCTGCGACAGAAGCATATCTGAAAAAACAGAACCTGATTGAAACGGTACAGCCGTCTAATGATGTTGCATTCGGTCTTTATCAGGGCAAGCGCGTTATCGTAGATGATGGCTGTCCGGTAGCAGATGGTGTTTACACTACCTACCTTTTTGGTAACGGTGCCGTGGCTCTCGGCAATGGTAATCCGGCTGGTTTCGTACCAACTGAGACGGATCGCGCAAAGCGTAAGGTTCCGGTGTTGATTATCTGATCAACCGTAAGACCATGATTCTTCATCCAAGAGGCATTGCATGGCAGAATGCTGAGGTAGCAAAGACTGAGGGACCGTCCAGAACTGAAGTGGCAATCCCAAAGAACTGGAAGCCAGTTTATGAGCCAAAGCAGATCCGTATCGTGGCATTCAAACACAAGCTGGGATAGGAGAAGCCATGACAAAATCGGAGATGTTGATTGCGGTAAAAAACAATCTGAAACTGCAGGATGACACACGGGATCTTGACATCTCCGATGTCATCTTCAGTATTTGTGACTATTGCAATTTGAACCCAGACTGCCTTCCTGAATTGCTGGAACCAATTATCCGGAAAAAAGTCAAAGGGATCATTGATTATGAGGCAGTCAGAGGAACCGGATACCAGCAGGATATATCAGCCATCAAAGAAGGCGATGGAAGTATTACCTATGCCACAGGCGGCAGTAACAGCGGATGGTATTTATGGTCTGACTGATGCGGATAAAAGCAGTTTGCGCCGGTTTAGGAGGTTGAGAGGTTATGATTAATCCATATGCTGTAATGTATGATGCGACCATGGATGTTTACCGGTACCAGGATGCGACTGATACAGAGGGATTTAATTCTTCTGAAGAAAAATGCGTTGCATCTGGCATAAAATGCCGATATAGCATTTCCGGGCAGAGCCTTGCTGGAAGCCCGGTACCATCCCTGCAGGCGAGTAACCAGCTTTTCTGCGGACTGGAAACAGATATCCTGGAAGGTGACAAAGCTGTTGTTACGTTGAGAAATGGACAGCGGATAAAACTTCGAGTCGGAGAAGTACATCCTTACAGTTTTCAATATCAGTGCCGCGTGGAAAGGGATGAGAAAGCGTGAACAGTTCAAATTATCGGAGAAATAAAGCAGCCATAGATGCATTTCACAGGGAATTGTCGGCAGAGATGGGAGATCTCTCAGAAATTGATATCAAGCTTTTAAATCAGGCAGTGAATGAAGGGGTGCGACATATCAAACAGAACACTCCAGTACAAACTGGACATTTGAGAAAGTCCTGGAGGTCAACTCCTGCAGTGAAAGGTCCTTCTGGGGTCAAAAAAGTTCTAGTTAATACAGCAAACTATTCTGAGTTTGTAAATTACGGACATAGAATTGTAAGCCGATCAGGAAAGACTACAGGATTTGTCAAAGGAAACTATATGCTCGAAAAAGGTGTTTCCTATATCGATAAACGTCTGACGGATCTGTTTGAAGCGGAAGTACTGAGGATCAGAAAGGAGCACGAGAGTGGGGATTGATATTTTATACAAAGCGATTGCGGCAGAGTGCCGGTCCGTTGTTCCGGAACTTAAAAAGATCTGCAGGGATAACATACCTCAAAATGCGAATGCACCGTTTATTTTGGTGCTCATTACTGATACGGATGTGAGACGGTGCCTTGCAAACCGGCAGCGTGTGAAACAGAGCTTTGATGTGCAATATTTTCCGGGTGGAGAAATCCAAAATTACAGAAAAGAATGTGAAAAAGTGAAACAGGAGATGCTTCGGGGCTTCGATGTGATCAGTGCCGATGGCATCTCTTTTTATGTGAAAGAGAAAAATGCAAATGTAACGGATGATGTTCTTCATTTTCTGTTCAGTGTTTCCTACGTTGAGTACAGGGAGCCTGTATGGTTGAAGATGGAAGAACTCGACAAAAATATTGAAATGGAGGAATAAGCAATGGCAGGTATATGGGAAAGTCAGAACAAGGTAATTCCTGGAGCGTATATCAATATTCTGACGAATACACCGTTGAGTATTACCGCAGGAGATCGTGGAACAGTAGTGCTTGCGCAGGAATTATCTGTTGGTACTGATAATGAGATTTATGAGATCACAGTTAACAATGCAGCGTATCCGGATAACGCAACAGCAGCAGATAAAAAACTGGCTGGTCTTGCACTTCTGGGGGCAAAGACAGTGTTGCTGTATAAGCTTCCAGCTTCTCATACGGATGAGCATGTAGAAGCAATGCTGACTGCGTTGAAAACAGTAGATTTTGATGTGCTGGTATATCCATATGCGAAGTCTGGCACTGGTTCATCAACTGCTCAGCAGACAATCGCAACATGGATTAAATCCATACAGGATGATGAAGGAAAGAATGTGACAGTGGTGCTGCCGAACTACACTGCAGATTCGGAATATGTTATTAACAGTGTGCAGGGTGTTACACTTTCGGATGGTTCTAACCTGACTGCTTATGAAACTGCGGCGTGGATTGGTGGCATTACGGCCGGTGCCAGCGTCACGAAATCCAATACGGGGCAGAAGTTTGTTGGTGCAATTGATGTAAGTCCGCGAATGACCAGATCGGAGCAGGAGACGGCGATCAAAGCTGGGAAATTCCTGCTGGATGTAGATCGCAGTCAGAATGTTACTGTAGTAGCAGATATCAATTCATTGACTACAACCAATCAGACAAAGAGCGATATTTTAAAACAGAACCGCTCCGTCCGGACTGCATGTGGTATTCGCAGTGACATACAGTCTGTTTGGGATGCCAATATCAAAGGCAAGTACAACAACAATGTAGATGGCCGGTCAATCTTTAAAGGAATGCTGGTTGAATATTTTACAGATCTTGAACGTCGTGGCGCTATCCAGAATTTTGACTCTGATGATGTGACGGTTGAAGCCGGTACAGCAATCAATGCAGTCCTGGTTAACTGTGGAGTCCAGCTGGTAGGCAGCATGGAACTGGCCTATATCAATGTAAATCTGAGCTAAGGAGGGAAATGCGATGACAAATTATACGAAACTTGATGATACACTTAGTGGTTCTGAAGGAAAGGGATTTATTACCCGTGGTGGACAGAACCGTGAAATGTTTGAGATTTCAAAAATCGATGCACATGTCACTCTGTCTGTTACAGAGAAAAAACTTCTTGGCCACCGCATGAAGCAGCATAAAGTTACTGGAGCAACGGGTGAGGGATCCGGAACTTTTTATTTCATGAATTCAGATGCATTGAAAGAATTCATCAGTTATAAGAAAAATGGTATTTATCCGGCATCTACCTTGCAGTTTACAAATGAGGATCCACAGTCTACTGTTGGCAGGCAAACGGTAACTTTATTCCATGTAATTTTAAAGACGATACCAGTCGCGTACTTGGAAGATGACAGTGAAGATCCAATTACTTTTGATTCCGATTTTACCTTTGATGATTGTGATTGCCTGGAGGCATTTCAGCTTCCGGAAAATATGAGATAGGAGAAAGAATAGTTATGGATGAAGTAAGAGATTTATATGGTTTTTTACATCCGGAAGTTACTCCGGAAAAAGAAGTTTTTGTTTCTGATCGATTTAAGGAAAAAGATGGTAAGCCGATGCCATTTGTGATCCGCCCTCTGGAACAGGAGATTTGCGATAAGGTCCAGAGAACCTGTGTCAAGAGTGATAAAAAGGGCAATAGTGAATTTGATCGCTTTAAGTATGTGGATGAAATCACGGCAGCTGCTATAGTTTTTCCAGATCTGAAGAACGTTGATCTGCAGAAAGCTTATGGAGTCCTGGGCGAGGTAAAGCTCCTGAAAAAGATGCTTTATACCAATGAATATAATGCCTGGTAGAAGCGGTTCAGGACTTGTCTGGTATGGATGATGATTTTAATGACCTGAAAGACGATGTAAAAAACGAATAAAGCAAAGTGATCCGGAGTTTATCTTGGCGCACTTTGCGCTTCAGAAGTTACATATTCTCCCGAGAGAATTGGCTAACATGGATCCTCGGGAGAAAGCTTTTATTGCTGCTAGTTGTGAACTGCGAGTAGAAGCTGAAAAGCGTGCTGCGAAAGGGGTGAAATAGATGGCTAGATTGAGAGCAACGATTGAACTTGCTACAAGCGGTTTCATATCTGGAATTAATAGGGTGTTGGGAGCTTCAGATCGGGCAGCTAAGTCTATAGAGAATGTCAGTACATCAGCTGATAAGGTAGAAACCAGCCTGGATAAAGCTGGGAAGAGTGGCAAGAAAGCTAAGGAAGGTTTCGAAAGTGCCGGTGAAGGCGCTGAAAAGGCCAGAAAAAAGGTTAAGGGCTTGGGAGATGAAGTTGATAAAACAAAGACCAAGGCTGAGAAAGTAGCGGGAGTTCTTGGCAAGCTTTTTGCTATAAAAACAGCTATGGATGTAGGTGGAAAGCTATTAAATGCATCTGATAGTTACCTAAATGCAAATACCCGTCTGGGTTTGATTAATAAGGATGATGCCGGTAATATAATCAATCCCAATTTGCAGAATGATGTATATGCTTCAGCACAGCGCTCCAGGGCATCTTACGAGAGCACAGCGAATGGCGTTGCGAGTCTTGGGCTTAACGCGGCAAATGCCTTCAAAGATCAGAATGAATTGATTGGGTTTGTTGAGTCCATCAATAAACAGTTTGCAATCGGTGGAACGGAAGCAAGTGCAGCTGCTGGAGCTATGACTCAGTTGACACAGGCCATGGGATCTGGAGCACTCCGTGGAGATGAACTGAATTCTGTCCTGGAGGCGGCACCGAGCATTGCCCGAAATATCGAGAAATATATGGGCTGGGCGGAAGGTTCCATCAAGTCGTATGCGGAAAAAGGTGCTTTATCGGCGGAAATCGTGAAGAATGCTCAGTTGGCGGCAATGAACGAATTGACAGACAATTTAACTCTATGCCATTAACCTGGTCACAACTATGGACACAGTCCATGAATGCAATTCAAAAGGCATCCGCGCCGTTACTGATGGCTTTAAACTGGATAGCCAATAACATGGATATCATCGGTCCGATCCTGTTGGGAATAGCAGCGGGATTGGCAGTATATGCAGCGTTTACTTACGGGGCTGCAGCGGCACAATGGGTGTTGAATGCGGCAACGGGGGTATGGAACGCTTTGTGCGCGATGAACCAGCGGGGCTGATGGCAATTGGCTTTATTGTTTTGATAGCCATGCTGTATGCAGGAGTTGCAGCATTCAACAAGCTGACAGGAGCGTCTGTAAGTGCAACCGGCATTATAGGTGCTGCATTTTATATTTTGGGAGCTTATATCTATAACTCATTCATTTATCCGTTATGGAATGGTTTTGCTATGCTTGCTAATTTTATCGGAAATGTTTTTCGGAGCCCAGTAGCAGCAGTTAAAGTGTTGTTTTTGGATATGGCTAATACCTGTATCAGTTATGTACTGAACATGGCCAGGGCTATTGAAAACATTATTAATAAAATACCAGGCGCTGCGTGAATATTACTTCCGGATTAGACGGATTGAAAAATAAGATTGAATCAAAGACAAAAGCAATCAAAGATGAAAGTGGATGGAAAGAGTATGTGAAGCAGCCGGAGATAATGGATTATACTGCCACTGCGAGTAAAGGTTACGCTAAGGGTTCTGCGTTGGCTGGAAAGGTTTCTAATCTAATTAGTGGCGGTGGAATTGGTGGTATGGATTTCGGCAATATCCCTGCAGGAACAGCCGGTAATCCAGCTACAGTAAAAGGTACAGGAAAGAATGGCAGCATGAATGTGAAACTGGAAGATGAGGATATTGATTATCTTCGTGAACTGGCTGAACGTGATTATGTTGCCCGTATCGCGCAGAATACTCTGGCGCCTAACATCCAGGTTACTTTTACGGGAGATATCAAACAGGAAGTGGATTATGAAAAGATCGGCCCAGTGATCGCAGATATCCTGCAGGATGAAATTGATACAGCACCGGAGGGATTATACTAATGAGCTATGGCGTTTATTTTAAATATGATGGAGAACGTTATAAACTTCCGGTCAATCCGGAAGAGATAAAAAAGACACAGAAGCTGAATATTGAAAAATACCAGGTTCTTGGTTCTGGTGCGGTCAGTATTCCTACCTATGCAGATCTGTGGGAATACAGCTTTGAATGTGAATTGCCACATACAGAAGTCCATTACATGGAACCGGGCAGTTTTGCAGATCCAGACAGTTATATCCAGCTGTTGACCGATGCGCAAAAAAATAAAAGTCCCATTCGTCTGATCTACTCTAATGGGGAGACCGACGATGAATCCGTTAAGGTCCTGGTAGAAACCTGCAGTATTGTTGAGAAAGGGGGAGAGGAAGGAGATAAATACCTTTCTCTCTCTTTTATGCAGTATAAGGCACCTGGTAAAAAATATATGGCTGTACAGACACCGACAGATACTGTAATGAAAGAACAGACACCACAGGAAACGCAGCCATCTAACCCGGCAGTGACACAGGGAAAGACTTATACAGTGAAATCAGGAGACTCCTTATGGAAGATCGCAAAGCAGTTTTATGGAAATGGTGCAGCTTACACTAAGATTGCAAGTGCAAATTCGGATAAGATCAAAAATCCAAATCTGATCTATCCCGGACAGATCTTTAACATACCGGAATAAGGAGATGATGCCATGCAGTTATGTGTTGAAAATAATAAGAATATATGGGAAATCTCGGATATGTGCCAGGATATCAGCTGGAAGGATGAATTAAATAATGGCGCTTCTGCCTTAGAATTTTCTTATCTGTATGATGGGGAACTGATGATCCAGAATGGTGACGTAGTACGTCTTACCAATACTAGTGATACAGACGGCATTTTCTTCGGAACGGTGTTTAAGGTCAGTATGAGTGAGGACCGAAAAGTGAAAGTAAAAGCCTATGATCAGCTGAGATATGGAAAAGCAAAGGACATTATTCCTTTAAAAGGCGGACAGGATGATATCAGTACGGTCACACAGAGCATGTGCAAATATCTAAACCTGATCCCTGGAACCATGCCAACAGTGGCATATAAGGTGCCAAGCGATAAAGTGAAATATCAGGATACCTGGCTGGATGTGATCTATAGCCTGATCAGCGATACCTGGTCAATACCAAAACAGAAGCAAAGCCGGAAGGTGAATGGTATCGACTGGCGGACGTGTATGGGAAAGTGCAACTTGACAGTCTTGTAGATTTGCAGCTGCCGTTAGTCCTTGGCGTGGACTCACTGGCCTATGGTTACAGCTGGGAGAAGAGTATAGATGATGAGTTTTATAACATCGTAAAAATCTCCTGGATGGACGAAAGCAGCGGAAGGGCTCAGACCACACAGGCATCCGATCAGGAGTCTGTAAACCGATATGGTAATCTTTTGTATTACAAACATGAAACCGATAAAAGCACTGATGTGGCAAAGCTACAGGAAAAAGCGAAATTGCTTTTAAAATTATATAACCATGAAGCAGAAACCATAAAGCTGTCCTGCCTGGGTGATCATTCTGTCAGGGCGGGATGTAGCATTTTTGGAAGTGTGGAAGATATTGGATTAAACCGCAGGGTAATCGTTAAATCGGTTACCCATAAATATCTGCCGGTACACACGATGGAAGTGGAGGTGATCGCAAATTGATCAATGAAAAAATAAAACAGATCGTAGAAGGCTTTTTAAACTCTGTCAAACTTCCGGCTATTTTGATCGGTACCTATAATGGAACGGGTGTACAGATAGATGAACGGTTTATGATCCCTTCTGCGCAGCTATCAGGAAATATGAAAGCACTGCTGAAAACCGGGGATAAGTTCGTGTATTTGCACCGACGGGGTGGGATGAATTTTATATCCTTGAAATAATAGGAAAGCCCTATACAGTATCTGGAGGTTCAGAATGGCA